TTATTTGTCAACGTATAGATGTTAAAAAAGAATCTATACCATTGCGTTGACATTAACCCTGTATCTTGTTGCAGCACAGGAACTTTAGATGACGGGATTTGGGTAATGTTATCGATCATACTCTTGTCGGCGATAAATGTAATTCCGCTGCCATAATTGAAATCTTGACGGGATCAGTACCTGATATTTCATAAACACGGTCACGCAACTTAATGGTCATGCCAAGGCGGCGCCAAAACGTACGGGTAGCGTAAGCGCCAAGTTTACCCATTGATGTCCAATGTTCGTTAGACCATGTATGACCCCCATCATCAGACCAACGTAACATAACTTGAGGGATATAGCCAGGCGCTGCTGGATGAACATTGGTGACCAATAAATCATAATCTAGTCCAATAGCACTACCATCTTCCGTAACTAAAATACTACCTGATTCAGTTAGTAAATACCCTGTAGGCGATGTAGCAAGCCGAAGCGCTGACTGCGTAGTAATGTGTTCTTCAAACAAATTTTCAGGATATAGATTAAGTCCAATGCCTGTTTCAGCATCAAGTTGCATTGAGTGTTGTGCCGTACGAGTAAGATTATTAGCGTCTGTTGGCAACGCACGCCATGAGCGTAACCATTTTTGTACGCCGACGTTATCATCATAAACATCCAAGTCTAATGCGTAAACATTACCATTTTCGTAATCGCCCACAGTAATTGTGTTGTTAAAGTTCATCTGACAATTAGAACGATGGCGAGTAAATTCACCGTTAGCAAAACCTGCACGTTCATGCCACATTTGCGTAGCGACGTCATATACCCAAGTTTTGCCTGCTGTCGGGAAAGTTAATACGTAAAACGAATGGCCTTCTTGTTGATATGTATACGCCGTAGCGTCAGACAATACAGCGTAGTTTTGTATGGCATATTCAATGGCATGAGTAGAAACCCTAATAGCCGTGTAGCCTTGGTTACGATAAACCATACCATAACCGCGTGAATCAGCACCTAACCAAAACAAGCTATTATCTAGTTTGGCGACTGAATACGCGGCTAAACAACCAACTTCGTTATACGCGCCTTGAATAGGTGCTAATGGAAAACCCGTAGTAGCAGCGTCATACCAAACTTCAATAGAGTTTGTACCAAACAACCATACTTCACGATTATTAACCGCCAAAGATGCCAATGTATCAGGCGAACTTTCAGCGCTAGCAAAATTTAACGGGCTAATAGATAAACCATCAAGTAAGTCGCAAACCCATACGATTTGTGAGTCTGGTTGATTAAACACAAAGTAACCATCAAGATAACCTACCGTAACAGCGCCTGCAAAGTCAGGATCCGTAATCTGTTGAAACACGCCTGTAGATTTGTTGTAGATAAAACCGTCAGGATTACAGGCTAAGAATAATTGGGTGCCGTTATCAGCAATAGATACAGGTCCAGTACCCGTAACATTGCCTAACAATTTGACATTGTAATTAAGGTCTATTTTATAGAATTGATTACCTGACACAATAAAAGCATCAGTAGTGCTAGATTGATTTGCCCATTCAGCACGAATTGGGCCATTGCCAACAGTAACTAGTTTTCTAAGCCCTGGCGCTCTATTTAAAAAGCCTGTATCTTTACTTCCAGGTGGTGTAGCTTCTGGAAATAGATTAATCATGCGGTTATCTGCCGCATTGATTGACCTAGCTACATAAGCTTGTCCTAAAATAGGGCTTTTCATGTTTACGCCGTAACAGCTTTAATAACCGCAAATGCAATCACAATAGCTTCGGATAAAGAACCTGTAGTAATGTTACGCACGTTAATGCTCGCTGATCCCGCTGCTGATTGTGCATTTAGCAAATAAGACCCCGCAGTACCACCACTAATATGATTAAGGATTAACACATCGCCTGCGGCAATAACGGTACTTGAAAGAATAAACGATACGGTTGTATCAGCAGCTAATGCGGCGGCGTTTAATGTAATTTGACCGTTGGATTTGTTTAATATTACGCCCGTAGCTTTACTAGTAGCTTGCGTTACATTACCGCCTGAACCTGTGGTATACCCTAACTTACCTGTAGCTGAAATTAAAATATTGCTTGTCGAAGCAATTGTAATTGCCGTAGCATTGCCAAGTGACGGTGTTGTTAATACAGGGCTACCCGTACAGTTACTTAAATCCCCACTTGACGGGGTACCAATAGCAGGCATAATTAATATAGCGTTCGTTAACGTAGGTGCGGTAAATATTAACGAAAGCGTTATTTGTCGTGTAACATCACCTTGAGCAACAGGAAATATATCCGTAGTTGCGGCGGTAGTTGCAACGGGTAGTTCGGTAATAGCAATATCGGCCATACTTTATCCTTAATAATTACCTGCAAAAATGTTGAAACGCTGACGAGTGCCAACAATACTGTATGGCAAGGACATAATGTCATCTGGGTTATTAATGCGCTTGAGTGTGCGTTTAGATGCCATAGCGATGCGTAATACTTGTGGACTTGGCTCGACACCAAACTCAGCCGCAAACTCACACGCTAAGTTGTATCTAAAAGCTCTTAAATAACCTGGTGGAAAAGCCATGACTGTTGCAAGCGTTGCAGGCTCAATCAGTTCTGTTACGGAAATAAAGTGCCATTCCAACACTTTGGTTGGCACAGGGTATAGATACATATCAATATTTGGGTAGTCCATGTTAATCCACATCACTTGTGGATACGTACTTGTCACTTTTTTAACTGCGATACCGTCATATTGTTGTTGATTAATAATCTTAATACCAAACGAAATACCATTAGAAGGATCAAGAAAATAAGTTGAATCATCTAAAAGAATAGGTCTGTTACCTACAAAATCACCTGTTGGCCCTAAAGTCCTATGGATTAAGTTAGGTTGCCACAAAAAGGTCTGATCTTGTGTAGAAAACGTAGATAAACGCTCAGTTGACCATGAATCAATCATTTGATTTAAGGCCGATAAAGCATCTTGTGACGTGGCAGCGGAAGGCGTTTCACCTTCAGCAAGCATACCAATTAAACGTAATGCGCCATTAATCTGATCGTTGGCGGTATAAGTTGCCATAACTCACCCTTTATTGAATAGTTTTACGACGTCTTTTTACTTCCAACGTATTGACTGGAGCCGCAATCGGTTCATCAGATGGCGTTTTATCAGTATAACGTATCCAACCATTTTGTTCATCAAATTCTGCTTCCATCTCCATAGTTGCAACTTTGTTACCATGGGTAGGATGATTTAAATAAATAATTGTCATATTTTTCCATTAAGATAGGGAGCCGAAGCCCCCTATATTTCATCTATAAATTAAACTTGTGCAACGTGTATAGTTGCAAAATTTATAGTTAATGCCTCACTTAAACTACCTGCACTTGCATTTGAAATTACGATAGTAAATGTTCCTGCACTAACAGCGGCAACAGAAAGTAAATATGTCCCCGCTGTAGTTGCGCCGCTTGCTAATGCAATAATTGGTACATCATACGCACTTATAGCACTATTAGTAACAATAAAAGCTATTTCAGCCCCAGCGGCTAAAGCGGCGTTAGTAGTTACAATTTGACCAACAGACGCATTAATTATTACTCCCGTACTTTTATCAGTAAGTTGAGTAACTTTTGAAGGTGCGGCTGAGGTTGATCCCGTGTTATAACCAAGTTGACCTGTACCCGCCAAAGCATAAATGGTGTTTGAACTTTTTAAATCTTGATCTTCAAAAGCGACACCAATTGATTTGGTATTTGCCATAATTTTTCCTTTTAAAAACCCCGCCGAGGCGGGGCATTAATATTAACCAGCTACGCGATAGAAAACATAAGTCGCGGTGCCAGTTTTACGAACACGCCATGTAGCTGAAGTTACCGCAGCAACTGCCGCAACACCGACCAAAGTACAACCTGTATTAGCAGTTACAGTAGCAGCGTTAGTTGCGCCTGTATTGATAATAACAAAGTCGAAACAGCTATCATTTTTCATACTTGGAAAAGCAACGTCTAAATCTGCACCGAGAGGTACAGTTAAAGCTACGGCGGCGCCAGTATAAGTAATAATACCTGTTGCTAATTCGGCAGCCGTCAAAGTTGCTGCTGCTGTTTTAGCCGTTGGGGTTTGTTGAGTAACCATGTTAATTTCGG